TAATGCTCTATTGGCATCTTTCATATGTTCCTTAATTGTTTTATATCCATGCTCCTTTTCATATTCTGCCGCTTTTTTCTGGAAATCTTTCTTAAATTCAATTAATTGCTGTTGAGCATTATCCAAAGTAGTTGTCGTCGTCGTATTATCTTGGCCTTTCCCAATATTGCTGAGCCATTTCTTATATTGTTCCGCTTCTAAAATATCTGGATAATGAGCAGCCATTGCTGCTAAGTAATCAATGTTATCGGCCGGAGCTTCTATACCGCGTATTGCCAAAGCAGTATGAAGATAAAGAGCAAATAAATCCTCATTATTTTGCATCATCTTTATCCTCTCTTACTCCTACCCAGCATTCAGTCTCTTTACAATATTCCCATTTAATCGGTTTTGATAATATCACATCCGCAACTATCCTATCATCTGGATAATACGTCCAGATCAACTTGCCAATCATCTCTTCTCCATTAATTACCTTGGTTTTAACATACTTATTATTGGCATAACCAATTTGAGGAGTTTTTGATTTTAAAATAAGCTGTGGTGGTCCATCGTCAGTGTAATGATTCTTACCATCTTTTAACTCAGGTAAATGAGCGAAAATTGATTGCATGTCGCGATCTTTTTGGGCAGCAATATGCTCTGGAACAAATAGGACATGACACTTCATGCGGTTCTCCTATGCGATTGCTACTGAAATCGGCTCCGAAGACATGCAACCTTCATGGAAGAATGAAACAGTACGCGTTGCAATGTCCTTATCAGCCGAATTGAATGTAGTGTCACGGAAACGCATATCAGCACAGGTAATAATTGTTTGCGCCGTGCCATTGGCCTGTTGAAGATAAATTTTAAGATCGGCTTTGGTGTTGAAGGCAATATCCATCGCCAATTCCATACATTCAACTTGCGCTACTAAATCCCGTGCGATCGGGGGGCGGCAACAGGGACCAAGGAGCGTCCCATGCCTGATCACTAAATCGGCACTGGTTTCCGTTACTACTGCTGAAGTAGCGTATTCAAGTTCTTCTGAACCATGCTCTACTTTCAGCAAGAGATACCCAGCCGCACAAATGTCCATGTTTTATCTCCTTATCCCGTTATCCTTATTTTTGCCTTGGGGTGCCGCTGCTTAAACATGGCCCCCAGTTGTTTGGCTAATTGCTCACCAATCCGCTTTGCTTGACGATCCGTGATCATAATCGGTGGTCGCTTCGGCATTCGCGCCGTACCTGTTTGGTGATATCGCCAATATTCCGGCTGCGCTATAGTAACGTCAATGTTATCGTTTTTATATGTAATTTTAGGGTGTCTGATTTGTTTGCGTAGCGTGCCCGTTCTCACAAGTGGCGTAGAAGGGTAACCCAATCGCTTCTTTTCTGCAATCGTCCGTGGTTTGAGGGGCGGCCAAGTGTGCTGGCCTTGGGTATCAAAATTGACGCGTACAGCTGCAATGATCATAGGCTCAGTCTTTTTAACGGCCTGAGCAATACGGCGTTTAGTGAACCAACCTTTTAACATACTATACCCTCCAGGGTTAGGGTATAGTGAACAAGGCCACATGTTTCACGCCAATTTACTTCGGGTTCATCAAAATAAATGTTGTTCGGTGGTAAACCTGACGACCAATTGGTAATGTTTAATAAGGCAGAAATCAATGCAGTTATGATGTCTTCCTGCGCCTCAAACGTCAATTGCTCGAATTTTATAAAACCAAAATAAACATCAAGTTGTACTTGAGCCGTCCAAGGTTCTTTCCGGCTGCTGTTTAGTAAACTGCCTGGTTTAATGATCAATAGTGATTTTCCGTTTTCTGAGAGATTATCCAACAGCGTATTCTCGTCATATATGAGATAACCGAGCGTAACCGTGTCGATACCTGTTACACCGGCGGCGATTGTTTGGATAGAAGATCGCCATTGTGAAAGCGTGCTCATATGGTGTTCTCCACAGTCGTTTTAATGAAGCGCTTTTCCGCCGTAATGGTACAAACGGCACCGACATCATCCCAATTGTAATCCTGAATATACCATCTTTCCGCAGCATTGGTGACATTGATCAGCATGTCACCTATGTTGATGCCGTCATCATTCGGAAAATCACCCCAACGATTTGACTGCCGTGGGATTATGAACAAGGCGCGATCGACTTGATTTGAGATACCAAGCTCATTATTGGCTTCCGTAGGGAATAATGGTTGGATTTGGACCCAAAGCGGAAACTTCCAATTCGTACAATTATGGTAATAAAAATATCGTTGATTACAGAGATGCTTAATTAAATGCCCCGCCAAATGAGAGATTCGTTTTTGAAGCATTGAATATAATGAATTATCCTTCACATTCACAGAAAATGCAGCAACAAATGCACCGATATCCCATGGAATAGTGCGTATGTTGGCAGCTATGTCGTCTGAAAATGGATAAATTGGATCACTTGATAAATCTATACCATATCGCTGCGCGCCGGTATCGTCTTCCGTGATTTGAAAGTTGTCGGCCGATTCATCTACAAAATCAAACGTTTGGTTTATTCTGTTGCCGGTTCCGCCCCAGTCATCGGCAGTTGCATCGGCACTGGCACAATATTGAACGTCACGTGTACCCCCGGCGCTTGAGCCGAGAGAAAAATCCGACCCAGTCGCTGCGCGGCTAAGGCAATTGCGTAATGTGATCGTACTCGCTGCTAAATTTTCATTGAAACGAAAACCATAAACACTACTGTCAATGCTCATGCAATTGTAGGCATAAACGCTGCCTCGATAACCCAAGCCAAAAGCAAACTCAGAATTAGTAGCCAAACAATTTACAATCGTTGCCGTACGGCTACTGTTGGGACTGAGTTGAAATGCTTTAAAACTGGGCTGATATTTGGCGGCATTTACTAAGCAATTCTTAACGACGGAACCGGTTGTGCTCGTTCCGATCGATATGCCTCCTCCTCGACCGGTATTGGTAACGTCGATTGCGATGTTTTCAATAATTACATAATTATTGGCAGTAACTATGGCCCAACTATTGGTTGGTACGACAATTAAAGTGAACCCAGCATATTCACCTGCATCATTCTTGAGTATACCATGATGACGCTGGCTTATGGGTGAGGTAATCTTCACACAATGATCTGCATCCGTAGTAAAGCCACTGACATTTACTTGATCATCTAATCCATTAGGCCAATCATTATAACACTCAATGGTACATGATTCGTCTGCAGCTACTAAATCCCGCGCTTCACCGGCTATGGCAGCAGAAAGGGTGGTATAATCACCACCGGAAGCACGGACTGTTTTAATGACTTCAGTAACCATTAACGAACAATCTCCACTGAGGTAATGGCCGGTAACATAGGATTATTGGTAAAATTGAATTCGGAGTCGCGGAAATAGGGGACGTAAGTTTGCAGCTTCTTGCGAAGATGTTGTCTTTCTTTCCATGGGTTCCATGTAACCCCCGCAATGGCACCTACCCCACCATTGGTAATGCCGACCGTGTGTGGATCAAGATCGGACCATTGAGATAAAATGGTCCTAATGCGCGTCTCACGCTCAACATCATTAATGGCCTGAAGATATGCAAGCAAATCATTACTGGTACTGTCGGTCAGCATACCTCCAGCAAAATGAAGGCTCGATCGAGCATTCTCCTGCATAAGACGCAGGTGTCCATCGGTTGGAAACGGCACCTCCAATATTTCATGAATTTGAAAAATCTCGTCATTGGTCAGTGCCATGCTTTATTCCTCCTTTACGAGGCTTTCGATCTGCTGCTGCTTCTTCTTCTTTGTATCCTTTTGTAATTTTTCGATCTCCGTTTTAGTCGCTTCCATTTTAGCCGGGTTGACGCAACCAGGTATCCATGGTCGATCGTGTGGGGGTACTTCATTCCAATTTCTGGTTTGCTGCCAATCATAAACTTCTTTTTGATTCTTATAGATCTGCCTCAGATGTCGGATCACCTCCTCCTTGGTGGCAATGCGCCATTCTGCCGTGCTTAAAACCTGTTTGGCCGTAGCAAAAACAGAATTCCGATTATTGGGGTGAACGTTCCTGATGACCACGTCACCTTTGCGGTTGATCAAACCGATGCTGGTAAGACCGCTTTCAAACCATTGTTTAGCGAGACGATTACAATGACTTGCGATTGCGCGGACCGACAGGTTCTCTGCTTTGACTTGCGTTCCGTGGGGATCATACAACGTAGGCATCTGACACCTCCTGCTCCGTCACCTCCGTCAATGGTATTGCTGTGGGGCGCGAGGTGACGGAGTGAGCCGAGCGCCCCCACAGCAATAATGCCTTCAATTACGCCAGAATTCTAACACCGAAATCGTTCCGGCCGATCGTGATGCCAAACAGACACTCGAACGTCAACGTTTCGCTCTGGCTGTCGTTGTCCCAGCCCTCGGTCATGGTAATCCAGATACCATCGACCAGCTGAGAAACGCGCCGGTGACCGACCTGCGTGAACTGGCCGATCGGCTTATTGGCAAACAGCGCCGCATCCTTGTGGAAGAGCAAGTTTGCCACACCGCTGCTGCCGAAGCTGCCCACACCGGTACACTCGTAGTACGGGTAACCGGCAGCCATGAGGTATGGGCGAACGGCACCGGCCTGCTCACCGGCAATCATCGCCGGGGACGGCTGCGTATTCAGGCCTCGTTGGCTGGCCTGGTAGATCTGAGCGATCTGCAGCATCGTTGCATAGGTGTCGGGATCAACGAAACCGGCGATATCATTGTTCGGCGTCACCGCATTGGCCAGCGCCTGCCTGGCTTGAACGAACGTCGCGTACGTCGGGTTGACGCCAAACGTACCGACACTGGCGACGATATTGGCACTGAGGTAATCAATGACAGTGTTTTCGACGTCGTTCAGCAGGCTGTTCAATCGACCACTGAGCAGGGACATCAGCCCTACCGGATCGGATTGGGTACGCGCCAGCTCAGAGATCTGGATACGCGTGTAGTGATGATTATCGAGGCACACGGTTGCGCTCACCTCAACATCATCATCGGCGATGAAATCGTTGCCGTCAACCAGGTTCCGGACGGCAGCCGGTTGTGAGCTGAGCGGTACAATGACGGTATCGCCCAAACTGCCCGGTATGTTCGGTGCCGAGGTGTTACAGGCCAAAATCGGAAGACCGCGAGAGCGACGCTTCGCGATCACTTCCTGGGAAATCATGCGGAGAAGTACGTTCATGCCGGTCGCGCCGAGCGACGCGGCAGCAACGGTTACGGGTCCAGCAGCCATGGGATCATCCTCCTAAATCGCGTTCCGAGACATGTAAACGGTACTACCACATCTCCGTCATGAGCCTGTCATCAGTCGGCCCTGACTGAACGCGCAGGAGAAACGTCCCTGGCGACACCATTTTAGGACGGGCTAGTCCCCAGATCTAATGCGACCGGCGGATCTGATCGCCGAACGCCCGTCTAGGTGGGCGATTCCTCTGATCTCCATCCTGCTACCAGGCCGATCAGCAGCCCGAAATGCTTCAACTTATTTTTGCACGAAATCATTCATTCGCCACACCGTCAAACAGCACACCGGCAACGATCCCCGCTCGTTGCTCCGTCGTCATCTGCGCCGGGTCGAGCGCTGCAGCCCGTTGGGGCGTCATCGGCTCCGTGGTGGCCGTTTTGACCTCAGGCAGGAACGCTCGGCCTTGATCAGTTTTAAGAAATTCGCCAAGATACTCATTTAGGGGCTGCTTGACCCCCGCAGCATCTTGGTAAACGACCGAGCCATCCTCTTCGATGTTTAGATTGGCCTTGGACGGGAGCCAATCGGCCAACACCGGGCGCAACGACTCAGGTACACCGGCCTGGCCAGCTGCTTCACGGAGAGCAACCTGGAGCGTGCGTTGCCTGGCGCGTTCCTCGCGCTTCTCGATCTCGGCGATCTTCTGCTCAATGATCTGTGATTTATCTTCAGGTTGTTGATCAGGTTTAGGTTGCTCAGCAGGTTTAGCTTGTTTCAGCTCAGCAATGATCTGGTTCTGTTGCTCAACGACACGCTGCAGCTTGTACACCATGTTTTTCAACCCCTGGAGGTCCTGATTTTGGTTTTGCTCAGGTTGTGACGCTGCCGGGTCCGGTGAGGGCGTCGCCGGTGGCGTCTGCTGGGGTTGCGGCTGCGGTGTCGGTTGGTTGTTGTCCTGTTCCATCATCCTGTTCCTCCGTCGGTTCCGTCGGTTCCATCTCCTCCAAACCCTGTAAGGTGGGCGGGCTTATCTTAAGTATTTTTGCCGCGTCAATCAATGCATCATTTAATACTGCTTTAACTCCCTCGCGAATAAAACGCAACGAAACGGCCAAGCTGGTATAATCAAGCCGTTTAGATAATCCGCTCTCGTTAGCATTCTGGCCAACTGCTAAAAGAGCCGATTCGTGTGCTATTCGATACATGTCGGCTATCGTTCGATCAATGGTATCAGCCAACTGATCGCCGGGGGCATTACCGGGCGTCACATATTGGGCATCATCATCGGGGCTAAGTTTGAGTGCAGAACTCTCAGATAAGATCACCTTATCAAGCTGTTGTTGTGTCTTGATTACGAAAATGCTGTATGCCTGTTTAGATTGCAGCCAAATCAGCGCCGATTGGAGATTAAATGCGCTGACCGCTAGATCTTCCAGCTGCGCACCTAGATGTAATCCGACTGGTACAGTAAATTCCCAAAACGGCACGAAATCGATCGGCTCTTCTAGAGAACGCAGGGCAACGGGGTTCTGTTGATTCTGTTGCCTGGCATGATCATACTCATAGCGCACATGAACATCTGGGGTGAAATAATCCCAATAATCGATCTGGGTAGTCTTACCGTTGAACGGGCTGAGGCGTACCGTTTTGCTGCTGCTGGTGCGGAGATAATCGTCACACCAATCATCGACGGCCAACGCATCAACGACGTCGAAATGTGGCTCGTCATTGATCATTCTCAGGTGTAACCAACTGCGCTGATGCAATAGGCAATCGTTGACCAGTGACCGCACAACGAGGGGGAGCTCGTCATTGAGATAAGAGAGCCCACCCTCAACGTGCGGCGGGTCTTGAATTACCGCATTACCCCACCATGCGATGATCGGCGCATAAACGTTGACGTATGGGGTGCGTTTGAGCCGCTCTTGGTACTCACGATTAAAACCATGCATCTCTATCTGGCGCTTGATAAGAAATTCTTGCTTATGCCGCTTGAATGCTTCACTGTCGTAGAGCCAATTGCGTCTCTGGATCTCTTTAGGGCGATAATCTGCACTGACGGCAGCGCGCAGATCTGCGACCGGGATAACCTCTGGGAAAACAATCGACATATTCAGCTCCTAAAAAAACATCGGCAGCTCAGCCGAAACATCCTGGATTATTTTTGCCTTCACATGCCATGCAAGCGCAAGCGCAAACACCAAATCATCATGGCCACCTGGTCTGTGATCATATCTGTAATTGTTTTTTTGTTTTAAATACTGGAGATCTCTCAATTGCTCGATAAGTCGATTGAACTGTCTGGCTATGCTGATCTCACCGCGCTCAATGGCGGTGATCATAGTGGCGTAGATGTGAGCTCGGTTACCTGAGGTGAGGGTGATCGGCTCATGACCGACGCCTATGTCATATAGGATGTCTGAGACGGCACGACCGTAACCGGTAGCGTCTAGGACGAGGTTGGGTTTCTCATGCTTTAACCAAATTTCTTTAATCATCCGGGCCTGGCTGGCAGTATCCATGCCTCGCGCCGTATGCGTGTATTGAACGACGCCAGTCTCTGTAATGCCGACCAGGGCAGTTTCATCGACATAACGACCGACATCTACGCCTATCGTTGATATAGGATAGGGAACGTAACTATCCGTAACTATCGCATTGAGGTTCTTGATCGCTGCATTCTGATCAGCTACGAACTCAGCCAGATATTCCTGCCGAAAAACAACCTCAGGTAGGGTTGATCGTTGTTCATCGATAAATCGCTTTGAGGCCCAAGGATTATCAAGGCTGGTGGCGTGCCATGAACGGTAGCGATCATACCAGTCTTTAAACCAGTTGTGGCCGTTCGGCGTACTCGTGAGCATTACGGGGCCGTCAGATACCGTCAACATAGGTAACAAGACCTTCGTAACGACCTCGAAATCGAGAAAGGCCGCCTCGTCCAAGTAGAGAGCATCTAGCCCGGC